GACAACAACGCTGCCCGCGCCCCCGGTGCGCCCAGCACAAACCCCCAATCACCGACCGAAGTCGGTAATATAAGGGAGTTTGGGAGTTAGAGCTTAATGCTCTTGTGGTGCAAAAATGTTCTTTACGCTTTGGGCAAATCCTTTCTCATCTTCTTCAGCCATCTCTTCTGCCCTCTTGGCATTTCGAGTCATCACAGGAACTACTGAATTGTAATGTCCTAGAATCTGCTTCAATGTATCATTTAATTCTTCTTGATTCTCAGCAATCCTATTGAGTGCTTGAGTAATGCTGTCGTCTACTACCATAATATACTCTCTTTCTATTTATAAGAAATAGAGAAGACCAACGATCAACTATGAAATCATTCTCTATTTCTGTCCCTATTATAACATAAAGTTATCCACAATGCAACAAATCTTTTGGACTATTTTCCTGAAGCACTCACCTGCTGCCCCGGGCATCCAATCACCAGGATCCACGCCTCAAAATTATTTGGCGGAAATCAAGGGAGTTTGGGAGTTTGGAGGTTCCCCGGGCGCGCCCGGTGCTCCAGCGGCCACGGTCGGCCGACTATGAAAAGTTGCGCATTAGTGGGAGTTTGGGAGTTTAAGGAGTTTGTGCAGCTCCAGGTTCACCAGCGGGCCTTCGTACAATGCCCCGGGCACAGAATCATAGTCCATATCTCGGAGTTCTTGGAGTTTTTCGCTTGGGAAAAGCTTTACGGTCCTATGGCCGGGATCACTTACTAGAGTATAAACTGGTGCTCCAGATATATAATGAATAGTATTCCATGCCAATTGCAGAGGTGAAATCAACACCTTTCCAACACCTTTTTTATTACGTCTTACAATTTTTAATTCTAAAGTAAAAAATCCTGTATCTTTATGATACACAACACAATCTGGAAATCCAGGCGTTGCGTAACTCTCAATACGTGATATTAAATAATGTTCCTTACCATTTTTCAAAAATTCCTTTAAACTCTTCCAAAAGTTTGTCTCCGGTTTTACGGTCATACTTCTTTTTGTTCTTCACTACTCTCTGTTTGTACTTCGGTGATGTCCTTAATTCCTTCGCCATTGGATTTCTCTTCGACCGAAAGGACAGTTTGATTACCTTCTTTTCTAAATTTACCATCTAATCCTAATTCCTTTAATTGTTTGAGAACATCTTCTCTTGACATATCATCAATAGACCCAGTTCTAATCTCTTTCCTTTCAACATATAATCCTGCTGCTTGACCACGCAGTCTTTCAGCATTAACAGCTGCACTGTATGATTTCTCTCCTAATGCTTTCTCTCGGAGTCTTGCGAGCTCCTGCACGTGCTTGTTCATTTGTACCCTGTGCGTAGTAGCAATTTCTTCCCTTCTCTTCATTACTGCTGCTGTAACACGGGGAAATTTCTTTATATTTAATAATTCTGAAGCAGTCACATTAGCACGCTCTGCTTTATACCCAGCTTGTCTTGCACAAGCAGTTGGTGTCATTCTACCCTCATTTTCTGTATATATTTCAACAAAAACTCTCTGTTTTTCAGTCAATCCATCATCACCTTTTGGGTATTTAAGCGACATATCCCTCTTCTTGGAAGGTATTGCCGAGGTATTGCGAGTAAGCTGTTTTTTGATTCCATCTAACTTATTGTTTATACTGATTTTTTTAGTCATTTTGACCCTATTTTCACTGTTTTTTATGCGATTTATCAAGACTCGCAATACCTTCGCAATACCCTGATTCTCCATATGGGATAAGGGATAGCGGGCAACGGTATTGCGGTATTGCCAATTCCCCGGTATTTAAAAAACTTTTTTTCATTTCCCGGGCACGCGCGTAATACCAATTTTCCTTCCCTTACTAGTTATCATGATTGACCTCTTCATATAGGGAATTAACCTAAGATATCCGCGGTTTTTTAATCTATGTACAAAGGCATGTATACGACTTTTTGACTTATAGTTCAATACCTGTTTCATCTCCTCGTATGAAGGTGTATAGCCATTTTGGTCTATAAAATTGGCTAAAAACTTGAGAAATTTAGCCTGTTTTGGTGTTAGCCCAAACTCCTTATCCGCAATACCGTTGACAATACCATCACTCATTTCTTATCCTCATATCCTTTGGCATCTGGGTGTGGTGCCATATCATCTTGTACATGTGAGCTCATCTCATCATAGCCCCATTCATTAACAGCTTCCGGCGTGAATGTTTTTCGCAAGTCTTTTTTCATTTGTTTTTCCTCATCGCTAAGTGGGATCCGCACTGGAGCCTTATCATTATATTTATAACCCGTAAGAGGGGCCCATGTGAAGAGGAGATTTGTATCCTTCCACTTTTCATCGATGAAAGCGGAAGCATCCTCATCAGTTTTGAACTCTTTTACGACTTTTTCCCTTAGGGTTTGATTTTCCCACAAGTTGAACTCGTACATTCTCATATTCTTTTCCTTTATCTAAATACCAAATTTTATTTATCCAACTCTTAGGAATTGAACAAAATCTTCCGCCGTCTAATTCTTTTTTATCTGCCCCTTCCCAGCAAATGCTGCCCATGATGATAATTTTTTTCTCATCCTCATATACAATCCACCCAACATCATAAACATCTGCCAAACCGTGCTTCAGTACTTGTGCAATAGGTGTCCATCCACCATCACCGTCCTGCGCATCAAGCCAGTGTATTATTGCCAAACGGGCCTTTCCTGGACTAAAGGTAGGTTTGTTCGCTTGCTTCTTTTGTGTCGTTTTCATCTGTTGATTCCCTCTCTATGTTCCTGTGTCCGTCCGTGATAATCTTCATTATTTCTATATTTGTTTGAAGCCTTACCTCGTAATCCTGGAACACAACAATCCAAAATGATGTCTGGCCACCAGTCGAGGTAGTCACATCACCCCTTCTAAAGTTTTCCACAGTCTTGTGGTAGCCTCTAGAGAGCAATTCCAGCATCTTTGACCTGAAAAGAATATCAGCACTTCGATCATCAAACCCCAACTGCCATGCTGGTTTTTCCATCAACTCTGTCTTAGGGTTGACTTTGCCATCTGACATTTGGGATATAGTAACGATTGTCTTCGTCATCAGTTCACCTTATTCCTGTTGTTCCAATTCATATTCACTCGGTCGTAGTGCTTTCGCACTATGTCCTCATCAAATCCTGCCATTGCAGAATCCTTCTTCACCTTTGCTACCTTCTCTATAAATTCATCTATAATTCCTAATACAATGTGTATTCCTAAAGGTTGGTCATAGATTTTTATAGCAGATAGATCCCCTACTAGCGCAGGAAATTCTGTATCCTCCTCCTCAGCTACTGCTAAGATTCTATTTACTTGCTCGTTTACTTTTAATAATTCCTTTATCACGGATCCTTATTCCTTTCGCTGTTGCTTCCTTTGAAATCATGTGCATCATTTCCTGTCCCGGTCCACGATGCTTCGTCCTCCCCATACGGACCAATGCATCGTAGTACGGAATCTTTATTGCCACGCTCTTGTACCGTGTCGTATCAACCATTATCCATCACCATAGTCAGATATGATACTTCCAACATCTTTAAGAAACCTTTTGCCTTTAGCGGAAATGGATATTGCACCTGTTCTGCCACCATTGGGTTTCTCATGTTTAACCAACCCACAACCTTCTTGAGTTATTAATTCATTAGTTCTAGCACTCTTATAGGAATATCCCGATCCTAATTTCTCAACGCATCGTTGAGCGGTTGTGAATACTATGCCAAGATCTTTAGAAATCTTGGTTATGGTTAAATTCGACTGACTTCCATTAAGTTCTTTTTGTAAACCGATCTGTGAGAGTACCTTTAATTGTATAGGTGTTAAACCATATGGTTTTAGATGGTTAGTAAAAGTATCAAGAAATTGATAGATCTTAAAATTATTCACTGTCGTGTCAACCATGGTTCACCGTGTTATTCCTTATGAATTCTTCAACTTTATTAGGATCATAACGAACCGCATGAAAAATTTTGACATAAGGTATGCCTCTTTTTCTTGATCTATCTTTTTGAAGTTTGTAAACGCTGACACTTAGCTTTTTCGCTAGGTCTTTTTCACTAATTAATCTTATTTCAACCATTCTTGAGCATCTCCTTCACCCTCGCGTGGTGGGCTTTCCTGAATTCAGAAAGTTTTTTAACTTGTTCCGACGGCATCTTTTTGCCTTTGTTCCATGGCGACTGACCCCTTTTAGCATAATTCTCTATAAAAGATTTTATATGCGATGGATGTTCCTTTCTTTTCGGTTCTTCTTTCGCCTTGGTCATCTCACTCACGCGTTTCTGTAAAATATTGTATTGTTCAATATTTTTTTGAGAGCTTAATTTATGAGTAAGTAAATTTCTTTTTTTCTTCTTATGGCTGCGCGCGAACGCCCCTTGTTTTCTCCTTCCTTCAATAGTTTGGGGAATAAGTTCGCCGTTGGCGATTCTTTTTTTTGCACGATCTGACTGACCTTTGTGTGAATCATTACACAGTAACGATTTGGTCCACAATATACCATACTTCTCTTTATAATCCTCAATGTCCGTCTCGTGTGATACTCGAAGGTGATTACCAAGTGCTCTATAATGCTTGCCGCATAAAAGACAAATTATTCTATCCCCAACAAAATATTGCTTGTACTCATCATAGTCTTTAAAAACAAAGTCTTTTGGATATCCAGGCAGTACTCGTCTTCGGGCCTCCGGGGTTTGTCCATGAAAGAAATAAGGAGGCATTACGCGTTGACTCCCTTCACCGGTCCGTCCAGCTTGAAGTGCACGTTGAATGACATTGATCTTCTTTCGCCCTCGGACCTAAACGGATAGACCTGGTGTGCAAGCCATGATGGAAAGAGGTAAAAGTCCCCAACCACAGGCTTCACGACATAACTGTGACGTGCAAAATGATTCGGCATTGATCCAAGGAATTCCAGGCATCCAACCGTTGGATGGTGGTCCTCCTTCTTGTATTCCTCCTCGAACTTCGGTGGCATCTTCAAAAATGCCACACCGGATAGGTTCGCGTCGTGTATGTGCACAGGATTAAAATCCCCAGCATATTGTGATACCACCCACACACTGAAGGACACCTTCGCCTTGTCATTCAACCCTTCCGGGAGAACGCGCTTGACGTACTCATGTGCCATCGTCATAAGAAACTCGGGGAGACCCTTGATTTCATTATGATTAATAGCAACTTCCTTCTTGACATTTCCTGCCAAATTGTGCGACCAGTCCCTTTCCTTGCTCAGCTTCTCATCACTGAGAATCTTGTCCGCCTGCGCATTGAGAAGGTCAACATATCCTTGCGGCATATTAACCTTCAGAATGCTAGGTCCGAACGGCTGGTAGATGTCGTATTGCAGCTCAGTCTGGATCTGTTCCGCCATAGCTCACATCACCCCAATCATTGTCCTCTTCGTCAATGATATCGGTGATCTTTTCAACAATATCATTTTCCTTTTCGTGCAGTGCCTCTAGCTTATCAAGCTCTTTCCTGATTTTTTCTAGAGGGGTCTTCTTCTTAGCTTTTTTCTTAGCTTTCTTTTTTACCATAGTTACCTCCTATAGCTTTTCAATTTTATCAATCCACTCCCTAATGAGTGGCTTTCCTAGCAGCAACGGGCTCTGCAAATATTGCCCTGATCCATCGCTGCCAATAAACTTAAGTGTCCTTATCATAGCGTCTTCCTCGTTCTTAGCC